TGCGTCCATTGGAACCGTGGCTTAGTCGCGTAATTACTAATAGGATGTGGAACCTGATAAGAAACCACTATGGTTCTTATATAAAGCCTTGTTCAACATGTGTTTTTGCAAGAGGTGAATTGTGCGGTAAGAATTTAAGTGGTAATCAGGATGTTTCGTGCAAAGATTATGCCAAATGGGTCGATAATAAGAGATTTGGGCTAGAATTGAGAACAGCGTCGAGCTTGGATGATAACGAGCAAGTAGTTAATATTAAATGCAATTCATATTATGACTATAATGCTGATTTAGAAAAGCTTAATGATAAAATGTTCAAAAAGCTTGGCGAAAAACTGTATAAAGCATATGATATGTTATATTTTGATGATTGTTCAGAAGAAGATGTAGCTAAGTATATGGGGTATAAATTATCTGATAATAATCGTAAGATAGGTTACAGACAGGTAAAGAACCTCAAATGTAAATTTCAAAAAATTGCAAGCAAAATTTTAGAAGAAGAAAGAGGTAAGTTATGAATTTAACAGAAGAGCAAAAACAGTACATAAAAAACAATATGTCCAAAATTTCAAATCTAAATGAACTCACCCAAAAATGTTTTAGGGATAATGATTTAGATGGTCGGACGAAGGAGGGGAGATCTGTGCGTGAATATTTAATAGAGAATAATATTGATTATAAAACAACCCGCCGCAAACCACAGGACAAAATTGAATTAAGCGATTCTCAAAAAGACTTTATTATCCAACAGGCCGAAGAGGGCTTGTCGTCTTTAGAAATTGCTAAACTTATATTTCCAAAAAAACAAGTAAAGCCGCTAAGTAATGAACAGCGAACGGTTTTGGCACATATTAACGAGATCAACCCTGATTTCGTGCCGTCACAAGACTACGCCTCCGTTAACGACTACGTTGCGCCTAAAAGCTCAAGTCGGGTGTTAAAAAGATCAATGATGCTACAGGCTTAGCTTTAGAAGAGAACAAATTAAATAGACAAAATCAAATTTGTGTAAAAAGGCTCCAAATCAATCTTTCCAATAGTAGATTTTTAAAAATCATCAATAATTATCTTAACAAACAGGACAGGGAGTTATTCGAACAGGAATTTATTCGCTTGAGTTGGGATAAGCCTGATTTAACTGCTGATGAATTGAATCTATACCTTAACGTATGCAAAGAGGTTATTAACTTGGAGGTCGTGTCCGCTCTCCTGAATAAACTCAACGATATGTTTGACGTGAATGGGGATCAGACCGAAGTGACCTTGCGTCTTTCGGATATTATCAAAACAAAATCACAAGAATATCATCAATGTGAAACCCGCATTGAGAATTTGACTAAAAAGCTACAGGGTGATCGTGCTGAGCGCATGAAGAAGAATCAAAAGGATAGTGCGTCATTTTTAGCTATCGTTCAGATGTTCCAAGAAGAGGAAGAGCGGAAAAATATGGTTCATATGGCAGAAATGCAAAAAAAACTTATTAAAAAAGAAGCTGAGCGTATGGAAGGCATGGCGGAGTGGAAGGCTCGAATCTTAGGTATCAGTCAGGACGATGCAATTTGAATGTAAAGAGTGCGACAACGCGTTCGATACACAACGCGGCCTGCATATGCACATCAAGAAGCACGAAATGCTTCTTGGTGATTACTATGTCAAAAATTATCCACGATTTGACAGGTTGACTGAGAAGCCTATCGAATTCAAAAATGCCAAGCAATACTTTTCTATAGATTTTAACAGTACCAGAAGTATGAACCTCTGGTTTGAGAAAGCTCCCGAAGATGAAGTAAAAAAATATATTTTGGAGAAGTTTAAAAAAAGAATAGAAAAGAAGAACCTCAAATACGCTCCATCGAGCCTGTATTTGAAGACGGGCGACTGGCCTACGCTAGATGTCATAAAAAAGCTGTTCGGCAGTTACAACGCATTCTGTGGGCAAATAGGGGTAGTCCCTGCGTATGGAGGGAATATATGTAAAGAGTTTTTTGAATATTATGATGATAAAGAGATTTGGATCGACACTAGAGAGAGTAGACCTCTAAATTTTAAAAATTCTTATGTTTTTAAGTTAGACTTCGGCGATTACACACTACCCCCAAAAAATTACACCTATACCAATGTAGAGAGAAAGTCATTCCAAGATTTTGCCGCTACCGTGACCAATGGGTATGACAGGTTCATTAAAGAGATAGAAAGGTGCCAGAGTTTGGGGTGCTTTCTGTTTATTGTTGTTGAGGCCGATTATAATAAAATTTATAAGACGAATAGTGCTGCTTACAAAAAATTCAATATGGGATTTGTGTTTAGCAGAATGAGGTCCATAGAAGCTCAATTTAGTCATTGTTGTCAATTTGTGTTTAGTGGATCGAGAAAAGATAGTGAGGCATTAATACCCAAGATCCTCAACTGTGGCAAGAAGTTATGGAACGTTGACTTGCAATATTTTTGGGAAAAAGAATTAGAAAAAAATGGCTTGGATAAAGGGCAACCAGAAACTCCACAAGAGGTTCAAAGATATAAATCAAGAAATACTTTCAACAGAAGGTTACATCGAAGAAAGAGAGGCTAAGCTTTTACTTTATAAATTCTTAAGGGATAACCCATCTTTCGCTTGCGAGTTATTCACAGGTGTTAAGTTGTTTCCGTTTCAGCATATGGCTATCAAGTCAATGATGGAGACGGATTACTTTCTAGGGATATGGAGCCGAGGAATGAGTAAATCGTTCTCTACTGCTGTGTTTGCCATCCTAGACGCTATAATGAATCAAGGGGTGCAAATTGGAATCATCTCCAAGTCATTCCGTCAGTCTAAGATGATCTTTAAAAAGATTGAAGATATAGCGATGAGCCCCAAAGCTGAGTTTTTATCTCAGTGCATAACGAGGACATCAAAAATGAATGATCAATGGGTTATGGAAATAGGTAGAAGTAAAATTATTGCTTTGCCTCTTGGTGATGGTGAGAAACTTCGAGGTTTCCGTTTCCAGCGTATGATTATTGATGAGCTCCTCCTTATGCCTGAGAAAATCTTCAATGAGGTTATTATGCCTTTCCTTTCTGTTGTCGAGAATCCTACTGAACGTCAAGAAATGTATGATTTGGAAACTCAGATGATTGAGGAGGGTAAAATGGAAGAAGATCAGAGAATAAAATGGCCAAATAACAAAATTATTGGTTTATCATCTGCCTCGTATAAATTTGAGTATTTGTATAAGCTTTATCAACAATACGAGAACCTTATTATTAATGAGAATAAACAAGATGGCGCTCATAGGGTTATTATGCATTTTAGTTATGATTGTGCTCCTCAACAGCTGTATGATCAAAATTTGATTAACCAATCTAAGTCAACAATGAGTCAGTCTCAGTTTGATCGAGAGTTTGGCGCTGTATTCACTGATGATAGTTCTGGTTACTTCAAGGTCAGTAAAATGGCTGCTTGTACCATTCCCGACGGCGAGGGGCAGTGTGTCGAAGTGATTGGCGAATCTAGCTCTAAATACATCCTCGCATTTGACCCTTCTTGGTCCGAGAGTGAAAGCTCAGACGATTTCGCTATGCTTTTAATAAAGATACACCCAGAGACGAGAAAAGGCGTTATAGTGCATAGCTATGCGGTTTCTGGATCTAATCTTCAAGCTCACATTAGATACATGGCTTATCTGTTGACTCACTTTAATATTGAGATGGTGGTGGGTGACTACAACGGGGGCGTGCA